GCCATCTCTTGCTCAAAATTTTCCATAACTACATTTGAACATACAGCCTTAAACCAGTTGTCTACGATATCTTGATCCGTTTTGCCTTGATAGCCAGCTTTTATAAGACGTGCAACAAAGATATCGTTCCAATCCAATTCAAACGCACCTTGGCTGGGATTATCTTTGTCAAGTTCCATGCTTAATACAGTGACCCATGGCTCACCCTTGCTGGTTGCTAAATCTTTTGGATTGGTTAAATCCAATTTTGGTTTAGTTGATACTTTGGGTTTTTTGGGTGTTTTGGACTTTTTCTCTTCCGTTTCTTTAACAGTTGGTTTGGCCTTTTTTGTTGGCTTACCTTTTAATAGTTTATTGAGTTTGTCTAACATATTAATCCTTGAATAAATCTAACTTTTCCCAAGGTAAGTCGTCCTTACCAAAGTGTCCATAGTTAGTTGTCGTGCTGTATATAGGACGGAACAGCTCAAATCTATTTATGATGCCCTGTGGGGTAAGATCAACATTTCCACGTATCCACTTAGTGATGGTATTGTCAAACTCGATACCCTTGTCAGTCTTGACAAACAAACTGGTAGGCTCTTTGACACCGATAGCATAACTGATCTGTACAGTGGCTTTGTGCGCACCTTGGCTGGCCACGATGTTTTTAGCTAGATACCTAGCCATATAAGCCGCTGAACGATCTACTTTCGTAGGATCTTTACCGCTAAATGCACCCCCACCGTGAGGACTATAACCGCCGTAGGTATCAACGATAATTTTTCGCCCAGTGAGCCCTGTGTCGCCATCGGGTCCACCAATAACGAAACGCCCAGTAGGATTGATAAGAAACTCAGTGCTTGCATCGATTAACTCCTTAGGTAATACTTCTCTAATATAACTCTCAACTGCTACTCGTACTTCATTGATATCCACGTCAGCTGAATGCTGTGTTGAACATACGATCTTAGCGATACGGCTAACTGTACCATCATCATTGTATTCCATAGTTACCTGGCTTTTAGCATCAGGCCCCAACCATGCCTCTCTATTTTTCCGACGTAAAGTTAATTCTTTTACGATCTGATGACTGTAGTAGATAGCACTGGGCATCAAGTCTGGAGTTTCATTGATAGCATAACCAAACATAAGTCCTTGATCACCTGCACCAAACGTATCAGTGCCTAGGGCGATATCAGCTGATTGCCCATGCATGTAATTGTCAATCTTAACAGTTGACCAGTTGAATCCATCTTGTTCGTAGCCAATGTCACGGATGACACGCCGCACAGCATTTTCAACTTCTAGATGATTGTAAAGGCCTTTGTATTCACCAGCCAGTACAACTTGATTAGTAGTAACTAATGTTTCACAGGCACAACGATAGGCAGTATTGCCTTCTCGCATGATCAAATCTAAAACCGCATCACTGATAGCGTCTGCTACCTTATCTGGATGTCCTTCACTAACACTTTCACTTGTAAATAGATAGCTCATATTTTCCTTTTATTTTCCCCAACTGTTACCCCAAAGATCAACGTGCAATCTTGGACTATAATAATAACCACGACGCATGGCTTCATCTGCTACATTAAACTTGTTGCCGTTGTAAACACTGACAACACCACCCACAGGCATGATATAGACTACACCTTTGATGCCTGCTTTGCGATACTCTGTAACAGCACGATCAACTTCTTCAAAGTCTTCTGGTCGCTCAACTACGAATTTAAAAAACACCGTGCCAATCTTTTCATAGCTTTTAACGATCATTGGTTTGATAGCATCAGCCCATGACTCACCACTAGGGCTTAGTTTAGCACTGACTGAGAATGTTAATTCACGGCTACCACGATTCCATAGTTTAAGGAATGCGGCAAATTCATCATGCAAAGGTTGGGTACCATTGGTTTCAAATGTAATGTTCTTTAGATTGTACATCTTTTCATGCTGTAATAACTCAGGATACACACGTTGCCAACCTAATAGTGGCTCACCACCTGTGATGACCAAATGGACATCGTTACCATTCTTCAACTGCCAATTCTGTGTTGGGGTCAACAGCAACATCTTTTCAACGATGATGTGTGTTTCTAAACTTGGACTGAGATTCTTAAATTTAGAATCCCATGATGCATAACTGTCACAGCCTGTGGATACCAATGGTAGATCTTCATAACGTGTGTATAGTTTAGCGTTGATGCCTTCACGTTCCTTGCTGGCTTGCCCTCTAGGCATACCAAATCCACCACAAGTAAAATTGCAGCCAAATGTCCTTAAGAACACGCTGGGAACACCTACAAAGCGTCCTTCACCCTGTGCTGAATAGAATATTTCACTGACTTTAATTTTACTCATCTAATTAATCCGTATACATAAATTAAAAATATAATAGCATTGAGCGTCCATAGTTCCGGTTTACGCCATATCATACCTGTCACTACCCAAAATAGGCAGGCAAAACTCAATACAATAATATTAAGTGGATATATGTCAAAACTTGTAAGTGTAACGCCAACGATGGTTACTATATTAGCTAACCATCCTATTAGTTTACTATTATCTTTGAAAAAAGTCAATCACCGCTCCCAGGGATAAACGATCCAAACGTCTTCTTCTGCTTTGTTAATCTCCACAGCACTGTAGTCAATCTTGCGACTGAACTTACTGCTTAGATTATCAAATAGCACAGCAAAACGCACATTGCCATTCCAAATACCTTGAGCCCAAGCAGGATCATTGGGTAAATTGCTACCTTGCCAATCTTCAATAATCCAATCTAGTGTAGCACCTGTATCATTGATATCATCTAATATCAATATGTTCTTGCGTAATGTAGGATCTGTGGTTGGTTCATCTTTAGGGCGTGGAACGCTGGTAGCCGCAACATAGCCAAATGCATCTTCCGCCATCCAGCAGTTGCTTTCAGTATCAGCATTGTCACGTAATGCTACTTTAAGTGTGTGCATGGGAATGTCTAATAGATGGCTCATATATACTGCGGGAATGAGTCCACCACGAGTAAGTCCTACGATATAATCTGGACGCCAATTGTCTTTATACATCTGTAATGAGATCTTGTTTACATATTCTCTAATTTCTTGATCCGTTACATATAACTTTTTCATCTCATCAACTCCATGGTCATGATCTTAGCGATACTATCTGTTTTATTTTCATCATCGTCATTGATGATGTGCATGTTGGTAGTCCACTCGTTGCGCATCTTGTTCCAACGACCTACTTCAAGGATAACGCCACCTGTAGCAGTATAGATACGGAAGTTGGTTTCTGGGTTACGATCAAAGAAATTAGGCGCGTCATTACGACATCTGACTGTATCTCTTACGTCATCTTCAATAGCCCAATCGTCAATACGTTCCACACCTAGCCAACGACAAATTTTCTTTTTAATCCAACGCATGGTTTATCCTTTGTATGCTCTGATGCTGGAAATCTTATCACCAGTGAATGTGATAACATCTGTGACGTAGAGCTTTACTTTATTGTCTACTAGTATTTCTAATTCAGCGATTACCACATCATCTTCACTGTACATGACCAATGGAGTCACTTGTATAGTGTCTACACTGTCAAATATCTTTTGATTAGCTTTGATTACATTGGCTTTACCTGATGCTGATATCTCCCAATCACGTAATGACACATCGTCATCAAACATAACAGCTAACTTATCAATATCTTTGTTTGAAAATCTTGCGAAATATATGTTACAAATCTTTTTTAAGCGGCCCTGTGTACCAGACATCATATTGGCGATAATTATCGCACCAAATACCATACCCAATCCAAGATATATTAGATCTTCAGCTATCATCTTAGGACACCTCTATTATTTCTCATAATTATTCTTTCTATCAGTATTATTAAATTTCTTGCATAATATAATCAATGATTTATATGTCATTGGCGGAAATTTCTTTAATCCAGGAACAGAAAACCAATTTTTATTAAAGCCGTGAGTCACATTGTGAAACTCTATTTTCCAACCCATATGATATAAGATCATTTCAAACCAAGCTACATTAGGTAATGCTCCTATTGCTTCTAGTTTATTGCCATCATGTCCAAGAAATGCACTTTCGGTACTTTGTTTGTAATATTGAAGTCCCGCAGGCCCCTCATCAGAAAATACAGTCGACTCAATAATAAGATTATTAACATTACTGTTAGTGATAGTATCTAATATGGCATAGGGATTTCTTAAATGTTCTAATATCAATGTCATCATCACAGTGTCTTTACCTACGCATGCTGATGCCAGATAGTCCAAATCTTCAATATTAGCTTGGTCAAATGTATAGTTATCTTGTCCTAACTGTTCATATACATAATTAGCAATATCTAGTGGTTGTTTTCTAGCATTGACTCCATGAATTGATCTGGCACCTAGATATTTTGTCACATAAGAAAAATAACCAGTATGGCATCCTAGATCTAATATGTTACGGTCTAGATAATAACTAGGATCTGTCAGAAATAGTGTTTCAAATCTTTTAAGATCAAATTCTGGATACGCACAATTTTCCATTGGCTGATATTCATTAAATGGAATTAATTTTCCGCCGTGAAATAGATGCGAGAAATATTCATAATGACTTGCTGGTGGCAGTCTAAGACTCATCTAGGTGCAAACTCCTGTTGTAGTTTGATGTTGTCAAAGAATTCTTTTTTAGTATTACCATCATCTTTGAACGCACCTTTTAACACAGTTGTTTGCGTTAATGAACTATGTGCCATGATGCCACGATTCTCACAACAACCATGTGTGGCTTGGATATACACAGCTACGTTTTCACTGCCTGTGGCTTTCATTATTTCTCTTGCTATATCATTGGCCAGTTCTTCTTGTAGTGTACCGCGACGACTACACCATTGAGCGATACGAGTATATTTGCTGAGTCCAATGAGTTTTTGGGCGGCGATAATCCCGATATATGCAACACCGGATACAGGTTGATGATGATGGCTACACATACTGCGAAGCTCACTACGAACAACCAACATACCTTCATATCTGTCCTCTGAATCATTTGGAAATGCTGTAGCATCTGGTGCTGGATCATAGCGTCCTGCCATGATTTCATACAAGTACATTTTAGCCAAACGTCTAGCTGTGCCTTGGCTATTTGGATCTGTATGGCGATCGATGATCAAACTGTCTAACACACCCTCAAATTTTGTTGTTAATTCGTCTACTAGTTCACTACGTTCGCTGTCTAAGATATATTCTGAAATATTGTCACCAGCCCAATATCTGGCTTTATTTGATTGGATGCGTTCGAGAATTCGTTCGCTAATTATTTTGTCTTCCATTTATGTCTCCGATGTTAACCCAGTGGATTGGGATATGTTAATATTATAACTGTTATTTAGGTCTAAGTCAACCGATGATCGTAATATTTCTAAGATCTGGATACTCTTTATATTTAGGTTCTTGATCGACATTTGGTAATAATTCCAAACCTTTTGTTGCTTCTTCAATAGTAGGGCGATAGTGATAGCCAACTTTAAATATCTTTTGATCTTCCCATGGACTAATAGACAAGTCGCGACCATCATATGATTGATATTTCAGTGTGTCGTATATTTCTACATCATCAGTTAGTACTGCCCCACCACGACCGATTTCAAGTGGTTTACCGTAACCAAAACTCAGGCATTGTAATTGTCCTGTGCGATACATGTCTTGTTTAAGCAGTCTGGCACTGTCCCAGATGCGTGTGCCTATGAATTGATATTCACCAATCCATGGTTTATCAGTATAGTCATAACTGATATCCAACTTATGCATGGTCATTGGAATGCTGAGGTAAGTGTGTGAGGGAAATTGCACTCGAGTGATCCGATCATAGCGTAGACAAAGTTCGACAGCATGTGTACAACAATCAGTCATGATAGCATAAGGAGCACCAGTGAATTTGGCTAGTGCAGATTCAAATTCTGCGATCTTTTCAAATGTCATTTGAGATTCGCTAGTAAAGCTGTTGCACTGAAAAAGTTAGTAGTCAAGCTATCTGCTTGCTGTTGGATCTTAGGTAAGTTCTGTTCATAGTTTTCCATATGAGCGACGATTAATGCCATCAACGCGTCTTTATGTTTGATATAACTGTCCCATGATTCAGTCCATTCACTAGGATATTTAAATACATCATCATACATTTCACTATAGCTCAGACGGTCTGGTACGAATGGAACTGCACCAACTAATGCACCTTCATAACAGCTGATACCCAGTGTTTCTTGTAGATTAGCACTAAACACCATTTTTGCTGATGCTAACAGCATGTGATACTGTATCTTGTTCAATGGGGTATCTTGGCATACGATCCATTCATATTGATACATAGTCTCTTTTAAATTACGGAATATTTCTACTTGTTTCTCAGGTGCTAGTCTATGCGGGAATACAATTAAATCACGTTTAGGAATTTCTTTGTACGGTTCAAACATCTTTGGCATATATGCCATAGGCCAACCTGTGCGTACTATCTTTTTCTTTTCTAATAGGTTATGTTTCCACAATGTGGTGGGTGATCCTTTGTTAACATAACTGAATGTTTCAGCAAATAAGTCTATATGGAAGTCGGTGGCAAAGTAGTTGTGATCGATAGCGTGATAGAAACTAGCTTCAGCATGACGTACCCAAGGTGCATCACCTATGAGTCTGCCTAAAAAGTCTTGGGGGTCATAACTACCTGCGTGCCAGAGTGCGTGGATAGTTACTTTTATTCCCAACAGCTCGGACATGTATTTGAGATTAATAATGCCAGGATGCCAAGCATCAGTGAACAAGAAATGATCACCCTGCTTAACTCTGCCACTGGTAAAAAGACGCCCCATCTCCTCAACCTGGCGGGCTTTGTAAATATTAGTGCCACCAAAATTAAGAAAAGCACCAGGAGTAGTGGCGTTAGGTATGTCGGCAGGGCCTTGAATAACGATAACATCATGTCCTGCTTCCTTTAATAAATTAGGTACATGAGTCTTCCATTGTCCAGTATACCTGGTTTCAACACTTTCTAGATCAACTAGAAATACAGTCATTATTGACTCCTAGTATTTCTATAGTTGTTCGCCTGACCATTACGTTGTTGCCACTGTTGGCGTTTTTTACGTCGCTCTTGCCATTCCTTGTATTCTGGTGATCTATATAAATCAGCAGGATCATATTTGATCATACGGAAACGACAGTAATTCAACCATGCATCTAGGTCGTTAAAAATTTGGCGGATTTCTGATTTCATCGAATACTTTCTTTCTGATTGTGCCATTTGGATCTCCTATACAGACACAGATTGATAAGGACGAGTACGATTGTACTCAACATAACACCCATTCTCGCCATCTTCACTTACTTCAATCCAAACATCGCGATCGGGATATTTATTTGTGATCTGTAAGTACAGATCGTCAGCGATCATTTCACATGATTTATAATTTAATTCTAAAACGGAACCACTACCCACATACAGGTTTTCAAGCCAGCGTTTGAATTGGATGAACTCGAGTTCTCTATCGTCATGGTACACATCGATTGACACCCTGAAATGGAAGATGTGACGATGAGGACTAGCAAGAAATGCGACATTGTATTCATCATCAGTATTTAGTTTTGGATCCGTTGCTGCCGCTGGATAGCAATGGATACCTTCCTTTTGGAAAGTGACCCAGACTTTCTTTTGTGCGGCCTTGATAATTCTATCTATCTTTTCGCGTTCTTCTAATATCATTTTGTTTCCAATTTTAAGTTATCTAATATCAGTTTACTATATATTTTATGGCTTTCTGGACCCGGGTGATTATCAATCAATGAAGCATTATCAACCTGCATCTGACCAAAAGAATTAATTAAATTTATCCAAATTTTAGAATCTATTAGAGCTTTGTCTCTGTTTATTTTAACTAATCCTTTCTCAATATCTTCATCTGGTAAATTATGAAAATCTATTAGCTCTTTTGCAAATTTAGAATTATCAGTGCTAAAAAATTCTTTATTCCAATGCAATAGTCCATTTATTAATTTTATATTATACCCTTGTTTAACAAGATTTTGTACACTGATAATAATATTCATCAATCTTTTCCAATGCTCAAATTGCTGATTAATTTTTAAAAATAATTTAAAAAATCTATCTTGTTCTGTTTTATTATCAGACAAGCTATTGGGTCCTAGACCCATTAAATTTAGTGTACAGTGCATAGTTGGGCTGACCACAATTCTATCCAATGAAGTAATTTGTATTAATATTAAATCATAGTTGTCTGTGGTTAATTCTTTCAATGCATTTAAAAAAATGCCTGTGTTATCATATCCAGGAACACTAACATTGGTAACAGTTCCATCTAATTCTTTCGCTATTAAATTAGGCCATATACTAGGATCATTTATAGTCAATGGGAATCCATACCCCTGAGAGATAGAACAACCACTAACTAATATTTTCATAATATGGTCTCATCTTTACCATAGGCATCCCAACCTGTAAATGCTTCTGTCGTTGTTAAATCACGTAGACGGTGGCACCAAACGCCCGGATTGGTCGCATCAAAATCTTTGTCATCTAGTTTAATTGTAGCATTATAGCCCAGCTGTGTCAAGTAAGGAATTTTTACCGAAATCTGTGGAATGAAACGACGATGCTCAACCATCGGACCTTCTAATACATTTTCTACGCAGGCTACATCAAAATCTAATGTGCACCAAAAGTCTGCGGCCAAACACTGCATGATCATTTCCTCCCAAGGGCGCCATGGTATATTGCTCATTGGTAATTTTGGAAAACTTTGATTAGCACCAAAGTAGATATGTGTGCAGTTGTATATGCCAGCTTGTTCGATCAGCTTTTCAAAGGGCTGGACACCTACCACGAACAAGGTTTTCATACCATATGCAGGAGTCCGTTCAATCTCTACACCCGTGAATATGATTACTTGTTCTTCTACACCTGTAGCATAATCACGTTTCATAGTTTGGTCAACTTTTCTTTAGTTTCTTCAAGCTCACGTTTAACTGTAGCTTTTTCAAATTTGATTTTTTGTAAATTAGTATCTGTTATATAATGACTAAATCCGTCTTTGATCTTTTTATCTAAATCACTGTGACGTTCTTCTAAATGTTTGATGTGATGTTCTAGTTTGATCTTATCCATATTATTCTCCTATTTCTGCTTCTAATTCGTCAAGTTTACTGTCATCTAATCCACTGTCATCTCTATGATAAAGTTCTCTTACTGTTGGTTCTACTACTTCGAATAATGCATTAAATCTACCACTGGCATTAGTCAGTGCTTTGCCTGTATTGCCTCTAGTGCCGATAATTGTATCAAAGTATTTTTTATAATGGTCTACTAGTTTTTCCGCTTTAGTTCGATCAGACTCGGCAAATATAGCATCAACCATTTCTTTAAAATAACGACGATCTAATTGGAATGATGTTTTGCGATCTGAAAAGCCTGAATCCATCATAGCTGGTCTGATATTGGTATCGTATTGGCGATTGGCTTCTTGCACTGCTGTGATATGACTCCAGACATTATGTCCCATCTGTATAGCATAGCTAAAACTGTCCCACGATGTTCGACCTTCCTTACCAATCTTATTCAAGTCACCTGGCTTGTAGATACAAACGTCTTTGATAGTACAACGTTGGCTGATAGGACTTTCTGTAAATGCTTTGAATAATCCATCTTGCAAGACAGCATCACCGAAGCGGCGAGAATCTGTAGCATATTTCTTTTCATCAACGCTAGGTACCATTCGATAGGTCCATTTTTTACGATCTGCGATTTCTGTTTGGATATAGATCTGACCATTAGCTGATGCCAAAAATGGACTAGCACAATCAAAGCTGATAGTAAAATTCGGATTATGATATTTACGGACAGCACGTTGTATGTCTGTAAGCAATACAGCCCACTCAAGTTTACTAGTACCTAAGAAATGCATCCAATCATGCAATCCTTGGTGTAATAAGCCATCGAAACGTAGTGCTACTAAACGCCTGAGAATTAAGTGTACATCACACATGTTCTGTCCGCCCATCGCCCAGCCATTGAATGGTTTGTCGTACTGCTTGGGATCACAGTATTTTTTCATGCGTTCGTACCAATCATCAGCTTCATCATGATTCTCACCTTGTAATACATTCAAGAACTTACAGGCACCTGTGCGATAAGCCATGAAGTAATCATTGTTGATATAAGTGCCTTCAACAGCTTCCATATAACTGGTAATGCCTGTGGCTTCACGGCCTGCTGGACTGCGACATACCCATGCTGGGATATCAAGGATCATACCATAGTCCATGTAAGCATCCATCCACGCAAGTACTAGCTCACGTTTCTTCTGTGCTTTAGGACAGTTAGGATTCTTCCAATCACCCTCCCACACACCCTTACCAATCTGGAAACCACCACTATCACCTAAGACGAAACTACGACTACGATCTCTGTTACGTATCATATCTTCTTTAGGGCTGACTTTGCCTGTGTCTAATTCTGCGTGTCCTGCGGAATACAGTGCCCATTGATATGGAAAGTAAGCAGCATCTGGATTGAGCCAATTGAGTCCTTCAATACCCGTTTCAAAGTCTGCAGGTATGCGAGTAGACTCAACATACAAGTTGCCATTGGCATCTGGAAAGCGTTGCTTGCCCACATAAGTAGCGTAGAAACCAGACAATGCTGGTAAGAATACAGCATAATCCTTTTGTTTGCTGGTAAGGTTATCTCTTTCCACGATTATTTACTTTGTGCTGGTAAGATATAATTGTAAGTTGCTAACCCAGAGTTAACAGTGATCTGTGCCGCACCTTCATCTGAAATCTTAACAGTTTTATCACCCGGTAGGTCCAAGATACTGATAACAGCTTTAACTGGCCATGACCAACCTTTTGATAATGTGCCTGTAACACCTGCTTGGAACACAAAATTACCTGCATGACTGCTGTGATCACCAAATGATAATTCTAAGTTACCATTGTTGGTCTTGGCAGTAAAGTTTGCTTCTTCTGCATTAGCTGAGGCCATAAATTTTAATCGTTGTATGCTAGTTACCGTTGGTTCAAATTCTACGTTCCAATTTACAGCACGCATTTTAACTGTTTTAAGTTTGTCGTTGACAATCTCTTGGCTCATAAAACGATAATCGTTTTTAAAATCACCCGCAGCATTTTCAAAATGTAACCCTACTGCAACCTGGTCACCGTTGCGATCTTGTTTGTTTAACGTAATCTTAGCATTTTCTTTATATTCACCGATGCCTAAGATAATGTTTAACTTGTCTAAGTTTGGCATACCGAATGTACCAATGAATTCTGCTACTGGTCCGTTTAGTTTACCTTGAACGATAACACTACGGTCTTCTGCCAGTGCTTCGATTGTTGTTTCTGCGTCTGTTCCTGTTACTTTAACTAAGCTGATTACGCCTAAGCCATAAGTGTTTTTAACGATGTCTAATAGATGGTCTCTCATGTGGTTCTCCTTTGATAATTTATTATACTTGCTTTATTTAGATCGTGCAACGGTTTTTGATAAAATTATTTTGATAGTACAGCTCCCATGGCCTGCGCTCTTTTTACAGTTGACAGCGTACCTGGTTTACGTAATTCAACCCAACTTGATATTAATATTGAATTTGACAATTCTTCATCACCAACCCTAACAACTTCGTACCCTAATTCTTCACATATTTTTGTTAAACGTGATTTACTAGAATAATACAGTTGGTTTTCCTCAGCTAGTTTTGCCATAACATGTATATCACAGTTATTATAACTAAAAATTAATGTTCCACCGGGTCTTAAATATAATAAACATTTTTTAAGATATTCAACAGAAAGATCAAATAACAGATAATTAAAGAAATCCCAAATTAAAATAATTCCAAATTGATTCGTAGGTAATTTCTCCAATGAATCATATAGTCGTAATCTTCGTTGGTATACATCAGGATATCCAGAAATATTGGTTGTTAACACACTTGAATTAGCGTCTACCAGATATAATGGATCGTTAGCGACCATAATATCAATCCACTCTTTAGAAAGTGGGCAGATTTGTAAACCAGGAAAACTCCAGTAACTACGATTGGTGATTAAACTTTTCACGGTATCGCTGATAATTTTTCTATCTTCTTTACCAAAGTGAAAAAGCAATAAATGATATGGTCGATGATTCTTAGTCTCATTCTGATGCTGTATTAACTCTGTTGACATATCATATATCTGATTATCGATATTAGAAATTAATTCCAACACACTGTTGACAATATTTTGAGATTCAGAATCTAATCGCTTATATTTAGAAATGATATTATTAATCTTTTCATTGAGCATATCAGATTTATCATTAACTATAGATTCTACTGTAGAAATCCTATGATTGATTTCTGTCGACATCGAAAGATTATCAATAATTCTATTTAAATTATTTTTAAGTTCAATCAAATCACTTAAAGTCATGTTTATTCAAATGTAAAAAGATTATCAAATGTTGTGGCGATCTGTGTGTTCTCTGCGATCTTCCAATTGAGCACACCCAGCAAGTTCTCTACCTTCTGATCCACGATACCTGTTTCCATGCTGGCATCATCGAATGGAAGTTCTTTGAACCATGCAGGAATGTGTGATTCATCTGTGGGATAACCAACACTGCTATAACCTAGTGGATTATCTTTGAGTTTACATACTATAGTCTTCATTCCATCGACGATGGCCATGCTATAGTTGTCATTCATCATGCGTTTGAGATTGTTCCAGTTCATGGCCGCACGTACATGTCCTGGCATGTTGGCTTTGCCCAGGCGTTCTTCTTCTTTGCTATACTTGGTCAAGTTGTTGACACGCTTAGGTGTGCCTTTCTCCCAAGCTGGACGTTCTGTAAACACTAATTTAAACTCACGCACTTTGTCGATGATCTTTTCACGTTCTATGCCTGTAAGTACATCTAATAGAATTTCACTTAAGAAGTCTTGGATGACTTTGGGAGTGTCTGACCGTTTCAAGTCCAAGCCCATGGCTTTTACTTTGCCCGGCGTACCATGTGTATCTAATCGTTTACCTTCTTGATCATAGATCAGCACAGCATAACGTTTCTTCTTGATGAATAATCCTTTAAGTGCTACCAATTCGCGACCACCTTTGATCAGTTCACCTTGGCGTCGCGGAGTATGGAAAGCTCGTTCACAAAACGCTGGAAAACTTTCGTTAACTTGATCTGCGATAGTGTCATATAACCCCACTGCTATATCTTTGTTCCATTCCATCTTACCTGCTTCAACATCTGCTTTGACTGCTGGGTATGCTGAGAAATAGCATGAGTCTGTATCACCGTAGATGATCGCTTCACCGGTATGATCATACTTGCCCGTGATACACTCATTTATGTAGGCATCCATGTGCTTGGCAATGGCACGACCAGTAAGGGTAGTGGATTGTCCAATACGCTTATCAAAGAAGCGACAACCAGGGTTAAGAATAGCACCATACAAGCTGTTAAGATTAATCTTCTTAACCAACTGTCGTTTGTCCCAGAACGCTTTGTCTTCATCTGTAGTTGCGTCCTTTTTCTTAGCCTGCATTTCTTGTCGCTCAGCATACCAACGTTCTAGCAAGCCTGGCACGACACCTTTGCGTTCATTGTTGAAAATAGTTCCGTTGGCTGATAGGATCCAAGGTTTATTGCTGTCAAATATCAATCGCCAAACGTCTGCGGCACTTAGGACATCACTGGAGCCGTTGGCCCAATCAATGGTTATCTCAGTACCTGGTTCCATGTTCATCACTGATGTATATTCTAAACTGCCAAACATGTTTTCCCATGCGTCAGCGAAACTGCTGCCTGCTGTTTGTTTTTCTTTGATATAGTGTTCAGTCATCACTGGCCTCAACTGCCCTACAATAGTTTCTGGACCCATGTTCAGCGCACGAATTGCACTTGGATATAGTGAGTTGATATCGATAGCACCAATGTAATCGTGCATGCCTGCTTTAGGAGTCGCTACATAGGCCCCTGCGGCTTGTGTGTCAAACTGTTCATCTCTGTTACGATTTGGTACGACCATACCTAGTTGATGTGCTTCATTGATGATAGCCTGTTCTGTAACTGCCACTGCACCCATAGTCGTCTGTAGTAATACAGTATTGTCATGCGCCAATTCATTTGCTAGATCCAAGAAGCGTAGTTTCTTATCTAGTTTAGCTAACAAGGCAGTATCCTGACGATTGTACTCAATAAACTTAGGAAAGTCTTGATTGTACAGTTGATCCAGCGTGCCTTCATACTGTGTCTTACGTTCATCTAATTCATATTCAGCGATAGCATCTAAACTGTATGAATGGCGTTCTTCATAAGTGTACTTACGATACAGTTGCATATAGTCCATGTGAACACGACCAATAAGATCAAAGGTCATATTAGCTGCACCAAAGCGTTCAAACTCACGCTGTTTAGGGAATTGACCCCATAGGCAAAATCTGCGTGTATCGTCTTTGCTTAATACACGATTAGTGCGCTGTACCATATAAGGGATATCAAAGCCTTCACTGTTCCACCCTGATAAGATATCTGCATCATCAATCAAGTCTAAGAACGTTTTAAGCAAGTCCTCTTCACGAGCCATCAAGAAACAGTTGTCATAGTTTTTTGCTATCTCTTCTGCTGTTTCCCAACTCATGCTCTTAGGTGGAATCACCATGGTAACTAATTTATCTAACCAATCTAGATATACTGATACCGCGGTGATTGGATTGAACGGATCTTCAGGCTTGCTGAAACCTCTGACAGGATCAAAGTCGACTTCAATGTCGAAGAATGCTGTTTGTAATTTGGGGGACTTCTGTCCTAGATAGTTTTCTTCTAAGCAACGGAACACGGGGTTGATATCACTTTCCCAGATGCGTTTACCACTATTGATTTTTAGTTCTTTATGGAACTCTTTGCCTATGCGTGTGCTAAAGCGCGACACTGGTGTGTCGTAGATAGTGCGGAACTTACCACGAAGATCATCGTAGTAGAATGTATAGTTGGCTGGATATTCTTTGTATTCTCTTTGTCCATTTACACGCTCAACGATGTAAATGCGATCTTTTGTTCTATCGAACAAGGCATCTATGTAACTCATATTTTCCTTTTTGTGCGACTTCTAGCTCACACACACTCTTCATGCCCAAGGTGGGCGTATTAATTATTGTAACACTAATACCCTATAAAATCCTACACTGTCGATTAAAAATAATGTTGATGTAGTCATCAATAAACCAAAACTACCGCGACTGATTGATGTGAATATACTTATGCTTAACGCTACAAATATAATCGGATATACTACTAGCCAATTGGTATAGGGCACAGTTAGGCTCACTGCCAATGATATTACTAAATTTAAAATCCAATTAGTAACTTCTAAACACAATCTGATTGGATGACTGTTCCAATCATCCCGGATAAATTTAACAGTCTTATGCCAATCGATCAAACTGTGCGGCCAACGGTTTCTAAGATGTCTGTCAATGTTTCGTGATCTGCATTGGTTTCAGTTAATTTTGATTTTTGGGCGATCTTGATAGCTTTCTTTAAAATAGCTGGTTTGATTTCTAATTCTTCTGCTACTGCTTTAACAGTATCATTTAAACCTGCGGATAAATCTTCTACTTCTTGTAGCACTGCGATACCTTCGTTGATTAACTGTGTAAGTTTGGCTTTTTGTTCGCCTGAAAACATTTTTGACATGTCAATTTTTCCTTGATTTAAAATTATATTATACTTGAAGTATTTAACCGTGTCTAGTCCGTTTGGTAAATATTATTATGATACCTAATACGACTGCTTGGGGTAATAAGCCAATCAATGAATATGATATATGGGAACAAAGAGAGATTTGGTCCTACCATCACATAGTGTCCTCACCAAATCTAAACACAGTAAAGGAAATAGTAAATTGCATCATACAAAATAAAGAATTCACCTATACATCACAGCTGACATTACTAGATGAAGCATTGATCCAACGACTATTGAGATTTAATGGGTTTGAGTTAAAATGCTATAATCTAAATAGTTTTCCTAATTCTACCACAGAATTACAGAAATATATCCTACCAATGGATTTAACAGAAAAGGTCAAAAATACCACACAGTTCTTTAATGGGTATATAAATCAATTTAAGTATTGCCTAAATAATTTCTATTATAATTACCAACCGATTATATTAACCCTGGCAGTTATTTTTGGGTTAATATTTTATCATCACGGTATGATCTGGTGGGGTATTTTTACAGCTTGGATCACGTCACCGATATTGACGTTGATATATCACGAATACTGGGAACATCAAATCATCAAACCAAAAAATAGATTCATCGGATATCTATTTGACTACATAACCTACGTGTTGGCCTATTCCAATAATAAAAAGGGTGCTGTTTATCATCGATATCATCATATATATTTCCTGGGCGACAAAGATCTTACATACTATGAAGTTAGCAATAATCATTTCTTGAGATGGTTCTTTAGATATAAGTTAAAAACCAATCAACCATTAATGGAATATTATGATATGTTGCTGAGGAACGATTATGAGCCGATTTATAATAAGTTTGATCCGGTATGTAAATTTTTAGAAGATCATTACGTAAATATAGTTCTATTCACCCATGCCTTGTTGCTGTTCTTTATGCCATTTGAATATTATTTTTACTTTGTCATCCTACCAATTTGGTGGCATAGGATTAGTTTATACAGCGTAATCGAGATAGTATCTCATAAGATCTGCAAGAATGAACAAGATTTTCCTTGGGCATATCCATTGGTGTTTAATCTAAGTTATCATAATTCACATCACAAATATGCTGACAAACTAATAATAGGACCAAAACCACTGCGTTATTTTAATCCACAATATTACTTTGTTAAATTATTATATGATAATAAATTTGAAATCTATTAGATAGAAGAAAGCAAACCAGCAATATAATTTTGTGTAAAGATTTTTTTCTTTAATGTAAGTTCATGCCAGGGGACATCTTTGTGCAGTAGATTTAGTAGATAATCTAACGAATAATCATAATTCAACAATGACCAAACTGGTTGTCCTGGTAGATAATATCCGAGACTGTTCTGGTAAATTTTCCTAAAATCTAACTCCATTTGGTGCGCTTGTTCCCAGGTCAGATAGTCGTTTTTCCATCTGATATACTTGTTAAACACCGTGCCTGTATCTTCATATCCATAGTTTTTAAAGTTTTGGCTCAGATCTGAAGACCATACCGCTGAGTCATTCCTATCTAAGAATAAGGTCTGGAACGCGAATGAGTGCAGGGGTATAGATCCATCCATGAGCATGTTGAAGGTCCTATTGATATTAGCTACGGTATCTTTGGGTAAGCCAATGATAAAACTACCATGCATGGTGATTTCATTTCCATAGGTATTCCTTATTTCTCTTATGGTATTGATTTGCTTTTCAGCTGAGTAGCCCTTGCCTATGATTCTAGATGATTCTGGGTGGAATGTTTCGATCCCAAAATACATAGCACGTATACCAATTTGATAAAGTTTATCGATATGTTGTTTGGTAGTTAGTAAATCTAATCTGATATAGGCCCAAAATTTAGGTTGGAAAGTAAGTTTCTTGACAGCTTTTAGGATCATGTCAATTTTGACTTCATTATCATTAAACGTATCGTCGACGATAGAATACTGGGTTATACCAAATTTATCATAGTTTTCTTGCAGTTCCTGCCTTAGTATCTCTACGTTCTTTATAAAGTCTGCATTTTGTTTACCATTCATAGGATACGAACAAAATTTACACTTAAAGATGCATCCTCGGGCTACTTCTATAGGTAATGATTTAGCATTGATTATATCTGTTGGGTCCCAAGAAAATTTTGTATTGTTAAAATCATGACCGTGTGCGGTTCTATTATCTAAAATTGTAACACCCCATAGATTTTTTGTTGCATACTCTAACGGTTCTTGTTTAGATAGATGATTGGCTAGATTGACTATGCTGCCTTCTGCGTATCCAACAAACGCATAGTCGACGTTTCGATTTTGGAATTGTGTTTTGACATTCGCACCGCCTACCATTATCTTACAATTTGAATTAAGGCTTTTAATTTTATCTAATATCGTTTTTTCAAATTCACTACCTTGTGGAAATAACGTATAAGAATCTAGTTCTGTATAATATATACTATTTTCTGCTGTTGGTTTTACGTTTGAGTTTTTAAAAAAAGTGGTGCTGAAACCAATGGCTAACGTGTCCGCACCAACAGATTTTTCTAATAGGCTGTTGATTTCTTGTTCTGACCAAGTGTGCAGATGATCAACAACTAAGCACGAATAGCCAGCTGATCGCAAGAGATGGGCACACTTGTATGCTCCTATGACTTTGGAAACATAGATAGTGTCTGTTAGATCGGTAAATAAAATAAATTGATACATTGGAATTATATTATAAACAATAAACTATTTAAAGTCAAATAAGTTTGTCTATAATATTCTACATTTGCGTAATACATTTGTAGCTGTTTGGAATTGATAAGCTAGGTCATCAAACAAATCTTCTGGTGGGCGTTCAGCGTAAGCACGTGATACATAAGCCATCTGCCCCATATCACTGTAGTAGACTTCCGTAGGCCAACGATGCTTGCCCCACTCCATGCTATTGATTAATAGACATTCGTCACCTACATTTTTGAGCATTTCCTTTTTGGCTTTAACAGGAAGATTGACACTGCTTAATAATTTAACACCCACTGGCACGGTGTTAACTTTGGGCTTATCCATATAGTGAGCGAATAAGTGGACAATGTATGCTTCTAGATCGTGTTCCAAATTAACAGTAAGCTCGCATTCTGCTCTGCGAACTAGTTCGTAGGATTCCTTGACATAGGCTTCCCAGTTGGTCATGTTAGCCTCTGGCGGCTTGTTCTTGAGCTAGTTGTAATCCAACGATTGGATCATCAGCTACTACTATGTAGTTTTTTCCATCAATTACAAAAATCATTTCCATGATTATATTCTCCAGAATTGTCTGAGATGTTCTAGGGTTTTAACGAAATCGTCTTCTTCAAAACTAGCTTCTGCACTATCAAATGCTCGTGCTCTGGCATCATAAACGCTGCTGGGGATCTGTTCATCATCATAGTCATCTGCTAGCGCATCATGTGTATATTCCATAGCCCAGGTCAAGTCTTGTTCGTCAGCCTGTAGTGAAGATAATATACGTTTTAGGCGCTTGCTGATTAAGTGTTCATAGCTTGTCATATTATTACCATGTTCTACGCTTTCGCAGTTCCAGCGACGACGTGCTTTACAGATAGCTTTATCTGGAGTCTTTTTGCAGCTGATATTATGCATCTTCATCTGTCCTTTACTGCGACTGCAATAGCTCTTGCGACGTTTGCTGGCTTTTGAACCTTTCTTAAGTTTGCTGGGCTTAGTAGTCACTGCTGTTTGTAGTTTGCTACCAGGATGTTCTCTGCGATAGGCTTTGACAGCCTTGCGGCTCATGCCATCTGTGCGATCTTTTTTGTTGGCTTTTTGCCAATCTTCAGCTACGCTTTCATTGTTAGGTACACAGTTGTTGACACGCACACCACCTTTGATCTTAGTGCCTTCTTTG